CTAATAAATTATCTGCCATACTATTCTATGTTTTCAATTGTGGTTAATGTTGCAGTTGTACAAGTTACATTCTCGTAGTAGTCTGCTCTTGCTTGTAATGTAGTTAATAAACTAGGTACTTCACTTGTTACTGATAAATCATAATAGATACCTCCCCAGCCATTCTCTACTGGACTACCCCACCAACTAACTGGATATATTTCGTTTGCCATCTTTTGTCTTTTTTGTTAGATACTTTTTTAACTTAACAACATTTGTTTTTTTTGGTTTGTACATTCCTTTCATTATAGCACCCAATTACTTGAATTTACGTCTTTGTCTGGATATACGTCAGAATCTGTATTACTTGTATATTCTGGAAACAAAGTGCTATTAAAACAAATGTAATCTACAAATCTTCTTGTGTAATATTCTGCAAAGTCTCTCTGTTTTTGTACTAAGAAATCAACCTCATCTTTTGTTGCACTTTCAGCATTTTCTGATGTGTGTTTAAACACTCCACCATTTTTTACTTGATATGCTGCAAATGGTAAATAATCAACCATTGCGTAATGGATCAACATTGGTTGTATAAAGTCTGTAACTAAATCTAAATAGTTACCACTTAAACTATCTGCAATTATGTCTGCTGATATTTTATTATACAACTTACTTCCTAAATAGTTTTGTATGTGTATCTCTTGTGCAATCTTAATAAATTGTATAAATTTATCTGTATCAACGTTTCCATCAACAATACTATTTTTTACTAAATCTGTTCTACTTATAAATAATGCAGTTGCCATTTATTATCTCTTTTTATTTACAAATCCGTTATTTGGCATATCCGTTGGTCTTTTAGCAACTTCTTTTGCATTTACCTCTGGTTTAAATCCTTCTTTTTTAGCCTTGTTTACACTTACTTCAGCATTTGGATTACCAACATCTGCTTTTGTTTTAGCACTCTTTGCTCTGTATGTCTTTCTCATCCAAAAATGATGACAATCTCCTCCACCTTTGTAAAGCCATATGTCATAAGTATCAGCACCATTTAAACCCCACCCTGGATTAACTGGCATTGTACTCATTCTGTCTATATCTTCTTTTCTGTATATCTTAGCAGCATTTACCATTTTTTTACAAAATGCTCTGCTATTTGGGCTATAACTTAATGGTGCGTATTGATATCTAACTTTAAATTGTACACCCTCTTCATTTTCTCCATCTTGACTACTCTTTGCATTTGGTCTAGCAGTTCCAGTAGTAACAAAATTGTACATCTTTGAAAGCATTGAAAGTTTAGGATTGTTTAACTTTTCTAATTCTTCATTTAACTCATCTTCTGCATCATAATCAACTTTTCTTTCATCAATCAATTCCCAATTCTCTAAATCTTCTTCTTCTCCTAGTTGTTCTAAATCAGAAAATACCTTTGACATCTTAACACCAGTTTCTTCTTCTCTTGTTTCTTCGTCTTTTACATTATCTAAATCTAAGAATTGTAATGGTTGTAACGTCTTAAAATATAGATTTAAGGCAATATTATTAAAAGCAAGTATTTTATCAAATGCATCAGTTAAAAGTTCTTGAAAAGGCACTATAACTGTGTTGTGCATTAAAATAGATGCAGTTTCTAATTCTTCTGCATTGTTACCAAAGCCAGTTGAATCTTTTATACCTAATAACATAGGAGATACAATTCTGTGTGATATCATTATCTTTTTTTGTGATTCTTCTGATAAAAATTGATATTGGTTGTGTGCATCTGATAATTGTACTGGATTTATATCTGCTGCTGATTCTTTATCATCGTTAAAAGCAAGTATAAATTTACCAGCATTACTGCTTCCACTAAACTTAGCTTTTATTTTATTTTCAACTAAGGTTTGTTTTTCTTCGTCTGGTACTCCGTTATTAAAATTAATTAACATTGATGGAGCAAGTCCGTTCATTATGTTGTTTAAATGATAGTTAGATACTTCTTCTTCTAACTCTGCATATTGTAACCCACCTTGATAGTCTGGAGTAGAATAGTAATACATACCAGCTTCATAAGGCTTAACATATAAAATCTCAATTGGTTGTGGTGTACTTGAAATACCAAAGGCTGGTATTCTTAAAGGCTTCTCAGATGGCTTTATATTAACCCAATCTGGATGATAGTAATATGCTTGTACTTTTTTATCTTCTGCTCCACATTTCTCTGCTCTTAAAGTCTCAATTGGTAAATGTTCTACTTTAGCAATAGACTTTCTGTCTTTTGAGTATATTACTTGTATTGCACATTGTCCAGTTAGCTTTAAATCGTATGCAAAACGTCTTACATCATCTTTTTTAAATAAAGATATCATTCTTGCATATTGCTCTGGTCTTTTTGCACTATCTGTTGCATCTAAACCTTTACCATATATCATTTGAGATATACCAGTAATACAAGCACTTGATGTAGCACTTCCGTTTGCTCTGTCAATTAAGAACTGAAAATAATTGTTGTCAGCACCAAATTCAACCCATTCTTTGTTCTTTGTTTCTACAATCTCTGGAGATGTGTAAGATGATAAATTAACAAAACTAACTTTTGAGCTAGATGCTTTTGATGGTGTTGTTTTTCTGTATTTATTTATACGTTTACTCATAGTATTATAAAATCGTTATTACCACTCTTTTCTTTGTACACATCTTTGTTTATTGTATAGTGTTCGTTATTAGATTGGCTTGTTGATTGTGCAGTACAAAATATTTTATCTCTGTAAATAATATCTGCTTCTGTTATTGAGCCTTGACCATTATAAACTTTTAAATCATAAAACCTACCTTCAATTAAATTATCTGCCATTGTGGTTAATGTTGCAGTTGTACAAGTTACATTCTCGTAATAGTCTGCTCTTGCTTGTAAAGTTGATAGTAAACTAGGTACTTCACTTAATGTATAGACATTTGACAACTCAACATAATTTTTATTTATTATAGCAGATGGTAAAATTGTCACTTCATCGTTTGTGCTATCATCTCTTAGTTTTATTGTAACACTTGTTGAATATACTCTTGGTATAATCTTTATTGTTTGTGCATCAGATGTAGGTAACAAATGTTTCATATATATATAATACTAAAAGTTTGTATTTTTATTTATTGTATTAAAAAAAAAGGGTAATCAATTAAGACTACCCCTTTCAAATGAAAAAAATTAAAAAAACCTATGCGTTAGGGTCTATTTGTGCTGAACTTTCGTTATCAGTAATAACAGTTGATGTTACAAAGAAAGCTGGGTCAGTTTCTTGACCTTCTAAAGTTAAAGTGAATCCACTTAAATCTCCCATAGCAGCTCCAGATACAACTGTACCTCCATTTACCTCTGCTCCGTGTTCTAAACCAACCATAAAGAAATTACCATTATAATCTTCTATTGCAACGTGAGGTCTTGCAGTAGCTAATAATTTTATTTGTTCTTGTGTTGCTTTATCTAAAACTGGTAAAGTTAAATTTAAAGTTTGTGTGTAAAATGTAGTTCCGTTTTCTCTTGAACTATTAATTGTGGTTTCTAGTGAAGAATTACCTTTGATATCAAATTTAAAGAAGTCTGGTGTTCCACTTATTGCAGTAATCTCTCCAGATGCTATTGTAGTTGTTCCCAACGTACCATAATCTGCGAAATAAACTGCTTTTAAGCCACCAACACTACTTTTACAAGGTAAAGCTCTACCAGATGTAAGTAAACAAGCCATTGTGTTTTATGTTTTAAAGTTATTAAAAAAGGGTAAGCAGATTAACCACCTACCCTCATTACTATTGTTTGTTATTAGATTATAGTCCTAATCCAAAAGAAACTATGTCCTCAACTACCGCATATTGTACGCCAGCTGAATATCGTGCGATAAATCTCACATTTTTACTTCCGTCAATATCTGCCATATCTAAAACCTTGATTTCATTATGGTCTGATAAAAGTCCAGTTCCAAAGAATAAGTTAGATTTTTGTGCTGCAATTGCATTGTTATCAGAAAGTCCGTTACAAGCTACAACTTTTACACCATCAAAATATTGGATGTCCATATCTTGGTTGTGACCTAATCCAGCAGTTTGGAATCCTCCTAAAGCTCTTTTGTATGCTCTAAAGATGTTTTGTGCAACATAGATATATAAATCTTCTTTTCCATATACTTCACTTGGAATAGCATCTACTATATCTCCTAATTTCTCTACTACGTTTGCAGAATCTACTGCTGCTCCAGCAATTTTCTTTGCTCCAGTATGTCCAGCATCAGCATTTAATAAAGTTTTGAAACCATCAAAAGTTCCAGCACCAGCTACACCAGCCCAGATATCTTTTTCAGTTTGCTCTGCAATTGATTCAGACATTAATCCGATAAAGTAATCAGAAAAGTTAGCTGGTAAATTATCGTGAGCTGAATAACCCATAGAAATAGCCTCCCAATCTGATACAAATGGAGTTTTACATAACTCTAAGTTAATTTGTAATTCTTTTGGTTGAATGATTTTCTCTGTTAAAGTAACAGTTCCAGCATCTGTAAAATCACAAGATGCATTTGCAATAGCACCAGATAAATCTACTCTTTTTAATACTTCTTTAAATTTTACGTTTGGCTTAACCTCAATTAAGTTGTTAGCAATTGTATTACCAGACAATAAAGCAGCTGAAACATATTTTCCAGCAAACTCTCCAGCATACGTTGATGTAATTGATAAACTCATTTTTTATTTGTTTAATTTGTTAAATATTCTATTTCTTGTTGTGTTCTTATTCCCTTTTTGAGAATAAAGGTTTAATTCTTTTTTGTCAGATAAGTTTTCTGGAGTATGTGTAATTCCTTCAACTTCTTCAGCAGATAACTCTACTTTATCTTCCTTTACTTCTGATAACTCAACTACTTCCTCTGCAACAACTTCTGTTTTAGATAATTTTAGTTCGTTGATCTCAGTTCTTAGTTTTTCAATCTCTGAGAAGAACATTTCTTCTGATATTGATTTAACTATCTTCTTTGGAGATGCAGTTTCAGTTGATAATTCTTCTTCTTCAACTTCTTCTGCTTCTGTTTCTGCTGGTGCTTCTTCTTCAGCACTTGCTTCTTTCACTTCTCCAATGATACCTTCTTCTGAAACTACAATAGTTTTACCTTCTGCTTCGTACTCTCCAACTGGTACTGCAACTCTTTCATCGTCTGCAACAACGAATACTTCTGCACCAGCTTCAAATACTTCAGCTTCTAAGATAGCACCATTATGTAGTTTCATTTGCTCTAGCTTTACTTCTAATCCAAGTAAAACTCTTGCTTTGTTTAGTAATGTTCTGTCTGTGTTCATATTTATATAATAAAATGTAGTTAAAATTTTGTATTTTCAGTTTTTATGATATATTTGCTTTAAAATTAAAACTTAATAAATGGAATCAATAATTAGTCAGTTAAAATACGATATTCAACAAATTGAATCAAAACTAAAAGCTATTAAAAAAGCAGAAAAAGAAATGTTATCTTTAGGGAATACACCAGCTTTTGAAACAAGACAATTAGCTATTGATAATTGGCAAAATGAAATTAAAGAACATAAAAATATGATTGATATTTATTACTTAAAATTTAATCAATCTTTTTAATTTATGTATATTTTCTTACTAATTTATTGAATTCGTTTATATCAGACCTATATTCACTTTCAAGTTTTTGAAACGTTTCTAACTCTCTAACTGCTACATCTAATGCTTTTGGTCTATCAATTTTAACCCCTAATTCTTGTTCAGCAGATTGCAATTTTTGTTTATCTTTAGCATATTGTGCTTCCATACTCATTAAAGTATCTTTAAATTCTTTAAAACCAACAATCTCTGTTTGCATATTAGAAGCTATTTTTTCTATTCTTCTAATATCACCAAGTGCATCATCTAACTCTTTGTTTAATTTTTTGGAAAACGTATCTGTTTTTGATGCTAAAGCTCTCAATTCATCACCAATTGCCAATTCAACCTTTTGCGTTGCTAACTCTACTTTTGTTTCTTCTGCTAGTTTTTTAAAAACTCTTT